TGCGTGAGCAGGTCGCTGCATACTTGAACGCCAACCGTGACGTCATGCACCTGAAGCAGTGGCACCTGAAGGTCAGCAACGACATCCCAGCAGATGACTCATGGGCTGACGTCGAAGTCAGTGACAATCTCTGGGAGGCGACGGTGCGCATCTCTGGGGACTTCTTCAAGGAGACTCCCGAGAGCCAGCGCCGCATCCTTGCCCACGAACTGATGCACGTGCACCTTGCCGCCATGGAGCGACTGATGGGATCACTCGAAGGAGTGCTTGGCTCGCAGGCGTATGAGGTGCTGGAGAAACTCTGGGACACCGAAGGCGAGCGCGTAGCCGAAGCCCTGAGCTTCATCGTGGCTGGCGTGTTGCCGCTGCCCAACTTCAAGGCGTGAGCCCCCTACGCTTCGCCCGTGCGTGCCTGACCTGCGGCATCTTGCAGCGCGTCGGCAACCGTTGCCAACCCTGCGCCAACAAGATCGTCACGAAGCGGGAGCGCGAGCGATACGGGCCAGTCGGGCGCAGCCCCTACGCTGACCCTGCATGGCGCAAGCTGAGCAAGGAGATGCGCGAAGAGTTCCCGTGGTGCTTCGCATGTCGAGCGACGACTGACCTGACGGTCGATCACATCGTGCCCCTTCTGCCGGGGCAGTCGCCCGTGGTGCCCAAGCACATGCTCGCCGTGCTCTGCCGTTCTTGCCACGGCAAGAAGACGAAGCACACCTAGGGGGGGTTAGAATCTGCCGATGACATACCCTCAGGTATCCAGCGACGATGGGGAAGCGTGCATGTGCAAAAATACCCCCGGGGGGTATTGAGCAGGTGGGACGCAAGGCATTGCCGAACGAAGTCAAGGCGAAGCGTGGCACGTTGCAGCCTTCTCGCATGCCCGCCAAGCAGGGCTCTGGGGTGGCGCCGCTCGACAATCTGAAGCTGCCTGAGGGCCTTGACCCGATCGGGCAGGGCGTCTGGCTTCGGATCACGTCGGCGTGCGACTGGCTTGCCGAGTCTGATCGAGAAGCGTTGACGATGCTCTGCAAGGATGAGCAGATGCTGGCGATGCTTACTGCTAGGCTGGAGGTGGACGGCGTGGTGCTCTTCACGGATAAGGGCTACGCCTACGCTCACCCGGCTTGGGGGATGCGCACCGCAACGGAGGAGAGAATCTACAAATGGATGAGCTCACTGGGGCTGACGCCAAGCGACCGCGCAAGGCTCGGCATCGCAATGGTGCAGGCAAGGACTCTGCTCGAAGAGTTTCGGGAGAAGTTCGCAGCACTCCCGACTGGCCCCCGCGCTGGCTGACGCCTACCGCGCAGGCTGACCTTGACCGCTCGCAGGGCGATCAAGTCGCTGACTTCGGCGAAGCACTGGTGCCCATCGCCAAGGACTCTATCGGCGGGCTCTCGGGCGAGCCGATCACCTTCCGCCCATGGCAGCGCAACCTACTGCGCCATGCCCTAGCACGCAAGGCAGACGGCACCTATACGCACCGCTTCTTCATGGTGGGCGCAGCCCGCAAGAACGGGAAGACGGCGCTGCTCTCAACCGTGCCGCTGGCGCTCGGACTCTTCGGCGATCAGGGGGGTGAGATCTACTCAGCCGCTGCGGATAGGGATCAGGCTAAGCTCGTGATGGCGCACGCTAAGCGCGCAGTCGAGATGAGCCCCATGCTGGCTGAGCAGATTCGAGTCTTCCGTGACACGCTGGAGTTCAAGCCGACGGGCACCATCTGGCGCGCGTTGTCGTCTGAGGCATACACGAAAGAAGGACTCAGCGCCACACTAGTGCTGGCGGATGAGTTGGCAGCATGGCCCAACCGTGACTTGTTCGACGTGCTCTCACTCTCAATGGGCGCCCGACGCAGCCCGCTCTTCTTGGCGATCACCACGGCTGGGCAGCGCACGGATCAGACGGGCATGGACTCCATCGCGTACACGCTCTACCAGTTGGCACGCCGTCGCATCACGGGCGAGCATGACGACCCTACCCTTGGGATGGCGTGGTACGAAGCCGACGACGACGCCTACACGAACCCTGAGAAGTGGGCGCAAGCCAACCCCGGACTGCTCTCAACGCCGCCGCTCCTGAGCCTTGAAGACTTGACGTCAGCGAAGATGCGCACGCCCGAAGCCGAGTTTCGGACGAAGCGGCTCAACCAGTTCGCCGCATCTGGGCAGGCGTTCTTGCCTGCTGGGACGTGGGACGCCTGCGCTGACACCACTCTGCAGCTGCAGGATGGCGACCCGCTGGTGGTGGGATTCGACGGCTCCTTCAGCAACGACTCGACGGCGATCGTCGGCGTGCGTCTCACTGACCATGCCGTCTTCGTGCTCGGACTCTGGGAGCGTCCGATCGACGACCTGAGTTGGCGCGTCCCCGTTGAGGAGGTTGAGATGCGCATGGAAGAACTCTGCAAAACCTACGCCGTGCGCGAGATCAACTGCGACCCGTTCAGATGGCAGTCCGTCATGGAACGCTGGCAGCAGGCGGGCCTTCCCGTCGTTGAGCATCCCCAGAGCCCAGCGCGTATGACCCCAGCGACTGCTGCCTTCTACGATGCCGTGGTGAACGGACGGCTCAAGCATGACGGTGATCCACGCATCGCCCGGCACGTCAGCCAAGCCACGCCGTACACTACGCGCTACGGTGTGCAGGTGCGCAAGGGCAAGGACTCAGGCAAGAAGATTGACTTGTGCGTGGCAGCCATTATGGCGTGGGGGCGTGCTGCTACGCTAGGCGCAACACCTGCGGAGAAGCCGCGCGCATCAGTCGCGTTCATTGAGTTGTAAGGAGTCACATGGGAATCGTTGACCGTCTTCTTGGACGTCAGAGCGAAGAGCGAGCCGTCGGCGGCATGTGGAACGTTGAAGTCGACGCCGCAGGCACCAGTCTCAACGAGAAGAACGCCACCACAATCGGGGCCTTGTACGCTGCCGTAAAACTCTACGCCGACACCGTGGCAACCATGCCCGTCGGCGTCTTCATCCGTGACCGTGGCGTACGTCGCCCCGTGACACGCCCGCGCTGGCTGGACAATCCAGTGCCAAACAATCCGAACTACACCCGCTTCGACCTGATGCACCGAACCGTCAGCAGCTTGATGATTGACGGCAACGCTTTCCTCATGGTGCTGCGTGATGGCGCCGAGATTGTCGAGATTCGCCTGCTTGACCCACGCAAGGTGACGATCCTACGCAACGAAAACGGTGCGCCAATCTATCGCGTGAAGACGACGGCGGGCGCCGTTGACTTGACCGCTGACGACATCGTGCACATCACACTCTTCGGAGTTGGCGAAGACTTGCGCGGGCTCTCACCAGTTGAGCACCACAAGACGACGCTCGGACTTGCCAAGGCAACGACAGAATACGCGGCTCAGTTCTTTGCTCAAGGAGCCTCAGTTTCTGGACTCGTGACAGTCCCGGGAGAGCTCACCGCCGATCAGGCAGAGAGCCTGCGCGCATCGTTCGGACGACGTCACGAAGGGCTGCGCAACATGCACAAGGTTGCAGTGCTCACGGGCGGCGCCGACTTCAAGAGCATGGGGTTCAACCCTTCTGACTTGGCAATCGTTGAAAACATGGAAGCAGGCACGCAGGCAATCGCCCGACTCTATGGCGTACCGCTGCATCTGCTCCAGCTGCCGGGCGGCAACTCCAGCTTCAATAGCCTTGAGATCATCTCACGAGAGTGGTTGACCTTGGGACTCGGCAGCCTGATCGCTCGGCTAGAAGCAGGCTTCCAGCGGCTCATCGTTGGCGACACCACGTTCATCAAGTTCAACGTTGACAGCATGCTGCGACCATTGACGAAGGAGCGATTCGACGCCTACGCCGTGGCACTCAACAACGGCTTCTTGAGCCTGAACGAAGTGCGCACCCTTGAGGATCGCCCGCCAGTGGGCCCTGATGGTGACGCCTTCCGCCAGCCGCTCAACATCGGCACCGTAGGTGAGGAGCCGCAGGCGTGAGCTACGTCATCGTTGACCTAGACGGCACGCTGGTGCTTGACAATGAGCAGCCGAATCAGCCACTGATTGACGCACTGAACGAGAAGGTCATGAGCGGCGACGCGCAGGTGATCATCGTCAGCGCGCGCAAGATCGACCGCCTGACTGAGACACGCGCATGGCTGCAGGAGTACGGCGTGGCTGGCGTTGAGGAGATTCACCTGAACGACTTTGAGGGCAGCGCCTTCGCCACTGGGCTTGCGTTCAAGGAATACAAGTATGGACTCCTGAAAGAGCAGTACGGCACGGAGATTGAGTATGCGATCGACAACGACCCAGCCGTGCGCGAGATGGCGCAGGGCTTGGGGATTGAAGCCTACACGCCAGAGCAGTTCATCACGGACAAAGAGCGCGCCATCGTCAACGTCCCGAACTACGTCGCAGCTGCAGCGAAGGCTGGACTCGAAGCCTATGAAGGCGGGCTCGGCGGCGACGGCTTGCAGCCAGCCACCATCCGAGAAGCGCG